CGATTATGGTCTTTTTTCTTCCTCTATTTATTTTGTGATATTAATTTGCTATGATACTAATGTCCATATGCTAATACACATGGATATACCTACTAATATCGCAAATCAAGAAACAAGAAAAAGGGCAATCGAAAGCGGAGCGATTGCTTTTTTTCTGCCCATATTTCATTCATATTCAAATAATGCTATTATATTAATGTCCAAGAGGGACTAGAAAGAATAGTAAATCATATTATTTATTTCTATTGAAAAGATGAGGATTGAGCAGTAGTAATACTGCTTTTTCTTCGCCTTACTTATTCTTTTCAACCTTGATTGTATTAGAAATACTTACTGTTATAATTATATATATCTCCATGATGTCATTGCAATATGACTGAAAGACAACCTTTCGAGGTTGTTTTTCTTTGCTTGGTGATTCTTTTCAACCTATATTGAATTACCATATCAATGTGATATGATTATATTGCCTTGTTGGAATACATTGTTGGATCATGGCTACTATAACAAATTCTTTTTTCTTTTTTCAAACTCATTGGAAAAGTCTCTCGAAAGAGAGATTTTTTCATTTATTTAACTCGCAAACATAAAAAATAGACATTATCGAGTTAAATTTCGCATTTTTTAACCACATTAAAAGCACTCGTATTGAGTGCCTTTTTTATTTATTGATTAGATATTCTTGAATATCATCTCTAACATCTTTTAGCTGTTGAATACCATTTCCTGTTATATCGTGATTGATGATTACTAGTAAACTTTGAAGAATAAGCTTATCTGTAGCTTCAATCTCTTTTAATCTAGAATCATTGTCTTCAAGTCTTTTTTGGTGTTCTAACAACATCTTGTTTTTATCATCGGTAGGTTTTTTAATTTCCTTCCAAATCTTAACCACAGCCCATACAGCACCGATAAACCCACACCATCCTAGAATTTGGTCGCTTGTAATTGTAAACTCCATTATGCCACCGCCTTTCGAACATCTTCAACAATTTTCAATGCATCTTTTAAGGCATTTTCAGTAGCTACAAGAGTCTTTTCTTTTAACTCCATCTCTACCTTCATCTTATCAATTTGACCTCTTAAATCAATGATAATCTCTTCTTGAGTAGGCACTTTTGTAATAGGCTTGTCAATTGTCCATGAGCCTTCTTTTGTAGCAATCCAACGATCTGTTTCAATTTCATACCATAAGTAACCATCAGCTTCTTGTGATTGTAATACGTTGTAAATTCCTTTAGGACAATAACAAATTTGCTCACCATTTAATGAAGCAGTTGAACGTACATTTAGCACATCAGCAATGACTTCTACTTGATGTTTTGTACCATCTTCCGCAACAGGTGTTGGTTTTACTTTTTCAATTGGTTTAGATGGTAGAATTGTGTTTCCCTTCATTACTTGACCTTCAAATAGATATGTATATTTCATAGGATTTACTGCATATTTAGAGTAATCACTAGATTTATATGAGTAACCTTTAGGACATTTCCACAACTCAAAGTGTAAGTGTACTCCACTTGAGATTCCTGTATTTCCTCTTGTTCCTAGCTTATCCCCTTGCTTAACAGTTTGACCTTTTTCAACTACTACTGAACCTTTAACAAAGTGCCAATAGCGAGAAATCCAAACACAATCAATATCATCATGTTTTAATACTACATATACCCCACCTGCACTATCAGTTCCTGTGGCAATTACTACACCACTTTTCCATGCTCTTACAGGTAATTTATCTCCGTAATTATTCAAGTAACCAATATCAATTGCTTTATGCTTTGAGTGATAGCCTTGCGAAATCCATCCACTATCACAAGGACATCTTCCATACATTTCAGTTGCCATAGGCTACACCTCGCTATCAATGTATTCTGTGTTCTCTGGTAACGATTCTACGTTGCCTAAATCTTTGTATTTCTTAATTCTATTTACTGCATTATGCAAGGCTTCTGCACCTGCACAAGTAAATAACATAACAATTACACACTCAATAATTTCGTATTGATTTAATACTAATGTTGCATAGTATGTTAGCAATCCATTCATTAATAATACGAATAATCTTTTTAACCAAGCATTACTAACTCCCCATGCATCGATGATTCCTTCACATGAGAATTTTGAAATTGTGCTTAAAATCATTGCGATAATAATGTAATTGAAAAATAATTCGATAATTGCTTGTACTTCCATTTGTGTTTCCCCCTTTTAGTTATGCTGTTCTTCTCCAAAAATATACTGTTATATATGGTTGCAAGTTACTGTGTGCTTGTCCACCGCCTAAATTGCTACCACATGGTATTACTTCATTTCCGCTTTGAACTGTCCATCCTCTACCTGTTGTGCCATATGTACCGAATGAACTTGTTGTAAGGTAATAACCGCCTCTACCTTCCCAATTTTGATTCCCATCAGTAGAAACGTGTCCACCATGCACTGGTATTTGATTCATTCCTAAAGTGACAGTTTTAGCACCACCTGTTTTAAGAACTGTGCTGAAATCAGTATCTGCTGTATTCACTCCTACTAATGTTTGACCTGCTCCAAACGATGCCCATGTTCCACCTAGAAATGTAGATGGATTGGTATTCACAACACTCACATATACAGCACCAACAGGATAAATAAGATTTAATACAGCCGACTTCAATAAGTATGAACTTGCTATATTATTTCCATTTGCATCTGCTGTAGCTTTTGATGCAGTACCTGTCAAATTCCCTGTAATTCCTTTGGGAAATTCGGCAACCATATTTACCTCTAGTGCATCCTTTTCACTAACCTTACCAATCGCCAATCCCTTACCACTAGCATTGAAGTCCAAAGTAACATATACTGTCGAAATATTAGACTCTCTACTAACACTAGAGTATGCATCTTTGATGGTAGCCACCGCTTTATAGGTCTTATCTGTACTTAATCCGGTGAAAGTAACTGCTGTACCAGATGATACAGTTTTAGTAACCCCATTTATTACTATTGTAAATGTGGCTGTATTCTTGCCATTCACACTAGCATACGTTCCTGTAAGTGTTGCAACTACTGAAGTTCCATCCGTTCCACGAACTGTTGTGAAATTAGATATAGATGGTGCAGTATATGCATAAACCACAATATCACTAGATGTATATGTGGCTGTTTTGTTTCTGCTATCAGTAACAGTAACAACTACCTTCTTTGTTCCTGTAGTAAGCACGTTACTATTGAATGTTGCAGTTGTAAAAGTAGCACCATCAATTACTGATGAATACTTTGTTATAGTTGCACCATACGTACTCGATGCGGTTATCTTCACACTTGCGGATGATTTACCTTGTACATAAACACCACCTAACAAGCTATTACCTGTTATTGCTACAGCACTTATTGTTGGTGTATATGATGGCACGTTAAGTGTTATATTTATTGTCTTTGCAGTACCAATCGCTTTCCCACTTGAATCGTAAGTAGTACATGAAATTGTACATACACCACTATTCGCATTAGGTATTGAACTACCTAAACTTGTAGGTGGAGTAAATGATACTGTTACGTTACCTGCGGAAGTGAAATTACTTCCTACTGATAACCCTGTGGTATACCCTGTAGTACCACCGAATGCGTATGTTAGTTTATGCTTAAATGTACTACTTGCAGGAGCAAGGCTAATATTAACTGCACTCCCCATCGTAACTGATGTAGCACTTAATGTAGGTGCTGTAGCACGAGGAATAGGTGTTAAGGTGAACGATCCGCTTCCTGTGCAATTAACTGCTGTATAATAAATCCCTGCTTCTGCATAAGCACTAAATGTTTTGCTACCATCCGCATTATGAGTAATTGTGGTTGTTCCACTTGCAACGGTATATCCAGATGTAAGATAAATTTGCCCTGTAGATGTAAACACCGTAGAACCATTTATCGTAAGTTTTACATTGTTTGTGATATACCATATGTTGGTATCTGCTCCATTACCCTTTAATGTCCAAGATATTACCGTATTATTATTGGTAACACTTTGACTTTTGATTGACCATGAAAAGGTCAAATATCTTACTTCATATGCACTTGTATTAAATGAACCACTACTAGCCATAAACTACTGTGATTGAAGTTGTCATTTTCATTTCTCCGTTTCTTTTAATTTTGAATCGTTATTCTCTTTAAGTCTCTCAATAAATGCCAAGTGCCTTTCATAAAAACCATATTTCATTAAAACAGCCTTTGCTTTTTCTTGTCTTTCCTTTTTTGCTTGAGTTAATCTTTCTCTAATGTTTTCAAAATTTTTAATATCTAATTTTAACATAAGTTTATCCCCCTTAAACAATTTCAGTAGCAGTTAATGTACCACTATCATCGACAGTAACTTTAAATTTCTTTGATGAGCCTGAAGTTGAAGATTTTAGAATAATGTTGTTATATTCTAATGTTGGTAAATATTCATGTTTGATTGTGTATTTTCCCTCACTAGGGAATGTGTAACCATTGATTTGGAAAGATGTTGTATATAGTGAGCCATCAGTTGCTTTAATGAAATATACACCTTTTTTAGGGAAGGTTGTAGCTGTATCGCCTGTTCCAAGAGTATATCCATCTGTTGGTACAATGGCTATAGCTTCGAAGTTAAAATAACCATCGTGGTTTTCAGTTACCAATGATGCAATTTTCTCGCCTGATATTTCAAATGGGGATGTGTTAAACCCATCGCCACATATAACGACACCATTAGCCATATCTTCTGCTGTTGGAACAGCATCGCTAATGTGACATATAATTAGAGTACCCTGACTGTTTTCTATATAAGTTTTACCATCAGTATTTCCATCCCAAGTTAAAGTATCGCTTCCACCACTACTTGATACTTCCAAAATTTCAAGATATTTGTTAGGAACATATTTGATGTTACTAAAGATAGGAGTTGGTGCTGTTATGTAGTTTACGGATGGTATAACACCAAATAAAAATTGTTCAATAGTACCTGCATAATCCAACATATACCATCCTGTTTTTATAGTAGTGCTAAATATTGCACTTGCAGGTTGTTCTTGCATAACACAAAAGAACATTAACATACCTAACTCGGAATCATTTATACTTACATACGCCAAGACACCTTCAATTCCAAACTCAGTTATCATATCTTGAGCAGGCTGTATGTTATCGGCAGAAACAGGTCCTATTGGGGTAGTTATAGTTTCCCCTTCATACGTAATTGTATTAAATCCTGTAATGCCGATTATTTCTCTTCCATCGGCAGATACGCCATCAAGTTGAAACATTGGTATTCCAACGCCATCTATATTAAAATACGCATAAGGAGTAGCGGTTAAGAAGTCTAGTTTATTACTAGCTCCATCGCCACCATACATATCTTTAATGTATTTATTATCCAAATACTTAATTTGTTTAGCAGTTATAGAAAGTGTAATTTGGGTTACTCCTTCTTCAAGTGGCTCAAACGCTGTCATTGTTTGTCCTGCAAATTCTGGAATTGGTACATTATTGGTAAAAGTTCCTGTGTAAATAACAAATGGCTCACCTGTGTTAATTCCACTCAAATCACCAATGTTACCTATTGCTATATATTTAGAATACCATGAACTCATGTCGCTTGGTATAAACTCTAGTATATCTACTGCTGTGCGTTTGTACTCAACACCATTCCAATTAACTATATATTCAACACCTTCTTCTAATTCAAGATTAGGAATTAAAGTTTCAGCAATTTCAACCGAAAGGTCATATGTCAATTCACCTGTTGATACATTTACTTCACCAAATGGCTTATCTTCCAAGTCATTCCAACTTGTCACTCCACCACCTGTGCCACCACTACCACCACTAGGTAATGTAACGCTACCTGTTGTTCCATCACCTTTAGTATATTTAAGGGTACTTCCACTCACACTCATTGATGAAACGTATGGATGTGTATGTGTGCTAGGTGCTTTATTATCTAATTGTGTTTGAATACTACTTGTAACACCATCAACATAATTCAATTCAGTTGCAGTTGCATTAACTCCTAATTGAGATAAAGTAACTCCATGAGGGTTTGATTTGTTTAATGTATGTGAATATGCACTATCATAATTTGACTTTAAGTTGGCAGTAAGGTCATTAGTAGACAATCCTTTGCCACTCACTTTATCCACTTTATTGCTATTAACTTCATTGATAGCACCAACTACTGTTTTATCACTTGTTGCTAATGTGCTATCGGTTTTAGTTTGATATGAACTTAAATCAACATCTCCACCTGTGCCAATACCTTCAGGCAGGTATTTTTCATCAATAGTTTTAATACTTGTGAATCCTGTATAACCGTTGACTTTAAATGATTTAACATATGCTCCTCTATCATTTACTAGATAAGTACCTTTAATCACTTGTTGACTATTATAAGTGGTATCTTCTAACGCTATAAAGATTGCTCCACCATCAAAAATTATAACAGGTGTTACAGCTTGAATATAATCAGTAGAATCAAAATCCGTTGGCGTAAATACATTTAGTGCATAAGTACCACCATTAGTTAAATCACTAACCGTTGGTGCAGAATTTGATACATGGTAAAGTGTTGCATTATACGCTGACACATAAACACTCGCTTTCCCTTCAGTATTTCCATCCCAAGTTAATGTATCACTAGGGACTTCTCCAAAAGGCTTATCTTCTAAATCGTTCCATGATGTGACTCCACCACTACCACCACCACTTGTAGGTACATCATTAATTGTGATATAGCCACTATCGTTGATTAATTGACTTGTTTTGCTAGGTACTTCATTCTTTTTAGCATACCCACTTAAATCTTGGTGTTGAGTTAAATAACCTTTTGCATTTAATTCACTTTCGGTTACATACTCACTAGGTACGCTTGTTAAGTAATTCCCTTTAGGTTGATATTTACTGTCTGCACTTGTTGTTGTTTGATAGCCTTTAGCACTCAACTCGGTTTCAGTAACATACTCACTTGGCACACTAGTTAAGTATTTTTTAGCATTTAATTCGCTTTCAGTAATATATTCGCTAGGTACACTTGTTAAGTAGCTTCCTTTAGGTTGATACTTGGCATCATTTTGAGCAGTAGTTGAATAAGCACTCAAACTTTGATGTTCAGTTAAATATTGGCTATGCGTGTGATTTTCTTTTGCATAATCAGTTGGAATCTCACTTTTTAAAGCATAATCGCTTAAATCAACTTCTTGTTGTGGTGGTACTTCATTAATTGTAATAAAACCACTATCGTTTGTAAGTTGGCTTGTTTTTGATGGAATAGAATCATCTACATATTTGATTGTTGCAAACTTATCTACAATTTTATTCCATACTCTAACTAAACCATTATCATCTAAATATGGCATTATTTATTCCCCCTTTATAAACAAACTCCATCAATAAAACTAGTTGTAATAGTATCAATGCTAAATTTTTCTCCTAAAGCATCCCATCCTGTGCCTGTGTACACAACATTCATTCCTGCACCACCATATTTAGAAGCGTTATAAATATTATATACATCACCTACCGAAGAGGATTCAGGCAAGTCACTTTCATTCATAACAGTACCTATATACTTAAACACACGAGATATTTCACTCTTTAATGCGTATGTACTCGCATCGCCAAACGCATCTAATTTTGCTTTATCTTGCTTTTTCATTAACCCATCTTCAGTTGTTGTTACTTTTGGAATTAAAGTTGTTTGAATCTTATATGTACTATCTAAAGCAGGTACTTCAATTTCAGTTCCATCATTTCTAACAATAATACCTGCAAGTGGAACATCATTGTTCATGCGAATATAAGCACCTGTTACAACATTCTTTTCTGCTCCCTCTTCAATTCCATTTAATTTAACTTTGTCAGTTGCACTCATTAATCCACTAACGCTTGTATTTGCTTCGCTATAAGTTGTATCAGTAAATTTAGCGTTAAAAGGTACATCGCTTTGAACTGTATGACCATTTACTCTTTTTGCATCATCAACAATGCCATCACCATCTATATCATAAGTAGATTTAAGCATATCTCCTGCACCCAAATTTCCAAGATTAGTATTGATTGCATTAATTCTATCATTCAATATTTTCCCTTGCAGAGAAGATAATGCGTTGACCATACTTGTACTAGTTAATTCATTTTCGACAACTACTTTAGTGGCATTTGCCTCGATACCATCTAACTTCGCTTTATCACTTTTTGAGATTATTCCATTTGTTGTTGTTGTTGCCAAAGGAAGATAAATTGGGTCGATTAGCAATGAATCGCTATCATCTCTAACTAGAGAAGGAACTGCATACCAATTCTTTCCTGTTGAGTACCAATCTCCATAAACGTAGACAATAGAGCCATCTCTCTCAACTTTGACAACTCCGTAATCATCTGCATTAGCTAGTGGAATATTGGCTACTTTATTTTCTAAAATTGTTGTTCCATCGATTTGTACATCATTAACCAAGTTTACTTCTGCTTCATTTTCAATATTATTAAGTTTTGCTTTATCAGTAGAACTCATTAACCCACTTTTGCTTGTAGTAGATTCTTCATAAGTAGTATCTTGCGATGGAATACCAAGTGCAGTAATGTCACTCTTTGTTACACTACTTGTACCACTTACATGACCTTGTGCATCTACTGTAACTTTATACAATCCATTTGATTTAGCAGTATGACTTGGATGAGTGTAAACAGTATCTTGTGATGGAATGCCTAATTTAGTAATGTCACCTTTTGTGACCGATTCAACATTGCTTACATGACCATTGCCATCCACAGTTACTTTATAGAATCCATTTGCTTTTGCAGTATAGCTAGGATGCACATAATTGTTTGCATTTGATTCGATGCCATCAAGTTTAGTCTTGTCACTAGAACTCATTAAACCGTTATTACTAGAGGTTGCTACTGAAGTATCGGCTTTTGCATTCCATGTCGATTTCTCGGCATCGCTCACAAATCTATGTGTGCTATCTTGAGTAATGTTTGATGCATCATGTGTATGGTCTGTTGGTGAATATTCGCTATGTGTGTGTCCTTCTTTTGAGTAATCACCCAAATAACTATCATAATTACCCATGTGTAAGATAGGATGAATTGTACCGTTAAATGATACGGAAGCATTACCATTAACGTACCCAACTTTACCAAGTTCACTAGATTCATTGTTAGAAAAACTAATAAAACTGTGTTGCGTTGTACTAGATTTAATGTCTATAGGTGTCATGCTATCGCCATCAATCGTGCCACCTGTAATTGGCAGGTAGTCATGTTTGTGGCTAGAAGATGCTTTGCCATCTAATTGCTCTTGAACATTAGATGGAATGCTATCCAATTTTGTTTTATCATTTGAACTCATTAAACCACTTTTGCTTGTAGTGGCATTGCTATAAGTAGTATCTTGCGATGGAATACCCAAAGCAGTAATATCGCTTTTAGCGACAGTAGTAGCACTATTCACATGACCTTGTGAATCAACCGTAATCTTATAAAGTCCATTTGATTTAGCTGTGTGACTAGGATGAGTGTAATTATTAGCACCTGTTTCGATGCTATCTAATTTACTCTTATCATCTTGGCTCATCAAACCATCGTGCGTATGATCTGTTTTCGAGTAGTCAGTTAAGTATACATTGTAGTTCCCTGTGTGTAAGATAGGTTGCATATAATTTCCATCTTGCACATATGCAGTATTATTTGCATATCCAATTTCACCTAATTTAGTAGATTCACCATTATAGAAGCCAATGTAACTATATGTTTGGTCATTAGATTCTATCTTTAAAGGTGTGATACCATCTCCCTTAATCGTTCCACCTGTAATTGGTAAATAATCGTGTTCATGTTTAGATGGTGCTTTATTATCTAATTGCTCTTGAATATTAGATGGAACACCATCCAGTTTTGTTTTATCTTCTTTTGACATCAATCCATGCTTACTAGATGTTGCTACTTCATAAGTAGTATCTTGAGCAGGGATTCCTAAATCAGTAATATCCTTTTTTTGAACTGCTGTAGCATCACTCACATGACCTTGTGAATCAACTGTAACTTTATACAATCCATTACTTTTAGAAGTATAGTTAGGATGCGTGTAGTTACTTAACCCTGCTAACTTATTTTTCTCGGTTGTTGTGTAGTCATTGCTTGATAAACCCTTTCCATCTTCTTTTTGGACATATGTTTCTTTATTATTTTCTACTAATTCTCGCATTACTGCTTTGCTAACTAAACTCATGCCATCACCTCATTCCACATTTCAGTAAATTCCTCTACTGTCATAATATCTAAAGATGATATAACAGCACTCAATCTACCATCTTTATCAATTACCAAGTTATCACCAACCATAATTGAACCTAATGTAGTTTCAGTAGCAATTGCCACCTTACCATATTCATCATGGGTGTGTACTATTGGTGCTTTATTATCCAATTGCTCTTGAATATTTGATTTAGCACCCATAGTTTTGTTTAAATCATCTAAAGTTACATTCAATCCCTTAACGCTAAACCCTTTTAGAAATTCAGCATCCATATTAACTTCAAAAGCATCTTTTTCACTTACTTTACCTACAGCGATACCTTTACCACTTGCGTTAAAGTCTAGTGTCACATCCACAGTAGAAATAGAAATACTTTTAGATACTGTTGTATAAGCATCAGTAATACTTGCTACTGCTGTGTATGTTAATTCGGTGCTTAATCCTGTAAATGTTACTGCTGTTCCACTAGTTACTGTCTTTGTTTCGCCATTCAAACTAATAGTTAATTTAGATGTGTTTTTCCCACCTACCGATGCAACACTACCTGTCATTTTTGCAACAACGGTTGTTTCATCGCTACTTCTATCTGCTGTAAATGATGTAATAGATGGATTCGAATAAGGTTCTACATAAATTGATTGTGCATTTACTGTAGCGGTTCTTCCTCTTGAATCTACTACCGTTACTGATAATACTTTAGTGCCATTTGATAACGCATTTGTTGTGAATGAACTACCAGAGTACGTTATACCATCCAATTTAGAAGTATAAGTTTGAATTGTACTTCCATAATTTCCTTTAGCGGTAATTGTATATGTAGCAGTAGATTTGCCTTGTACATACACCCCACTTAATAAATCGTTGCCTTTAATAGCGATTGATATTGTAGGTGTATAAGATGGAATATTAACAGTAACTGTGATTGTTTTAGGTTCACCGATTTGCGATCCGTTTGAATCATATGTTGTACAAGTAATAATTGCATGACCACCTGTTGCAGTAGGAATATAGTTTCCTAAACTAGTAGGTGGTGTGAATGTAACCCTTGTATTACCACTTGGGCTAAAATCACTACCAATTGACAATCCATCAGTTAAATTTGCCACACCGCCAAATGAATACTTTAACTTGTGCTTAAATGATGAAGAAGCAGGTGTTAAAGTGATTGTTGCACTTGTTCCCATAGTTACTGATGAAGAACTAATCGTTGGTGTTGTAGCACGAGGAATAGTAGGCAATGTCATTTGAACACTAGCACTACCACTCTTTAAACCATATTGTTTACCTAAATTTGTTGTAAACGAACCACTTACTGTTCCACTATATGTTCCATCACTATTATGAGTAACTGTTATTGTTGTACTTGCAAATGTAACCCATACATCTTTTTCTTTAACATTGAAACTTTTTGAACTAAAATCTTTACCACCAAGTTTACTTGTTTGAGTACCATATGTACTATATGAAGAACTAATTGTTCTAACTTGCAAAATCAAATTAACAGGTGTTGTGTTATTTGCGATACTGTATGCTTGTGCTTCGTACCCTACTCGTACTTCATATGCTTTTGCAGAACTATCAACTAATGTTGCGTAGGTACTAGCACCATATGTATATGCCATAAATTCACTTCCATTCTATTCCAATCTATTCTTTATATAATGTGAATGATAGATTTCCAGATTCACGAGGATACCACGCAAAGTTTTGGAATCTAATTTTTCCACCTTTCAAATTGACAATTTCAATACTGTTAGGAGTAGCAATCCAGTTAGGTGTAGGATTACTAGCATTTGTTGTATCGTAGAACGCAATTTCTTCATTTTCCATTCTCAATACGATTCGATTATCCTTGCCACCAATTTCAATGACTCCTTCAGCAATATTTACATAATCACTTAATACACCATCGCCAATTCTAACTAAAGATGCATTTAATTGACCTGTAGTGATGAAACTTGCATTGATTTGACCATCAGCAGTAATAGCGGTATCAAATGAACCATTATATCCTGTACTTGAGTAGCCTAATCCTTCTTTATTCCATCGCCATACCTTAATCGCTTTATCAATTTCTTCTGCATCCATTACAAGTATTTCATCCGGTTTACCGTTGCCACTTGCATCATGCAATACCACATAACCACCTTTATTACCTGTAATGGCATTGGTAGCATTCAAGATGGCTTGTTCCATCGTTGCATATACTTTATTAAGTTTTTGCGATACTGTTTCATATTTACTAGAAAAGGCACTTTCAGTTTTAGAAGAACCTTTACTGTAAATTGTTTGGGAACATCCACCACTAACTTTTATTGTTTGCTCCATTACATAAGTGACATAACTCACTTCATTTTTATCTACAACTTGAACAATATCTCCTGCTTGTAATGCCGGATTTCCTCTCCATTTAACTTCACATGGAATGTATGAATATCCGTTTACTTTATTGAAAATATCGTTTGCCATTGCAGTTGTAATATATGGATTCTCATACTTAATTGCAGTACCATTAACACCATCACCAAATACAATAGGATTATCAGTTGTACCTGTTGATAAAGATGTAATAGTTAGTGCTTTATCCGTAGTTCTCTTTAATCCGCCCATGTACTGTAATTCTTGACTTACAGTTATATTGGTATCGCTGTACCAAACAATCTCCAATTCACCATTTCTATCAAATCTAGCATTTCCACCTAAACATCCTGCTAAATATGCAACACTATCTCTATATGTAGCATTTTCAACATAAGCAAAATTTTCAAATGGATATGATGATAATGTATTCAAATGAATTGGTTTATAGCTTTTCAATGTAATACTGCATTCACTAGCTAATTGTGCCTTTAAATCATCGTATAAGTCCTGTAGCGTGTTAATTGTCCTTGATGGTACATATTGCCCTGCCATTTGACTAAAGCCATCATAAGCCACAAGTTTAAGTGTCTTGAAGTCATTTGATGTTTCAGCTTCGGTGGCATAATATTTTCCTAAAGGAACATATTCAATAGTGCCATCTTCTAATTTCAATCCAACTCTCACTTCAAATCTCGCACCATCGTAATCGATAGTAGGTGGTTCGATTAAGTTTATTGTTATTTTATTAGAACAGGCACATCCCATCCCTAGAGAGTTACTTGAAGTTAATGATTCTTCTAAAGTTACATCTTGAATTGTTGTGCCTGTTAATTCATCGGTTGATGTAATAAATGTAATTCTAATGTCAAATTCTCTAACATTAGATGCAATTCTATTCTTAAATGCATCACTTACTGTGTACATTATTACCCCTACCTTTCTATGATATTGAATGACACACCCTCACATAGATACATTCCCTTTTTATAGTCATATGTATATAAAGGAACTGTTCTATCACCTGCGTAGGCTGTCATTGTGACTCTTGTATTTTCGTAAGGATCTGGAAATTCAACCTCAAAGAATTGGTCTGCTACTGCTTTCATCAAATCACTCGCTTCATCTTGATACATAGGTGGAAACTTTAGAACTAGTTTTCTCTTAATTGCCACTCTATCTCTAAACATTTCTCCTTTTTGGTTTCTTCCGCTTCCCTCTTCCGAGTCTAAATCGTATCTTTGATATTCTAAAGAAGATGGATCTTGAATCCAAACTCCATTGATTTTCAATATTTGTTTTGCCATCAAAATCCACCCCCTAAATTAGTAAAGGACTCATCCCTGTTTGAGTCACAACACCGTTGTGGTATTTAACTACTGATTTACCAATAGCAGTACCATCAAGTTCGAATGTTGCATTGATTGTAATGTCTTTGCCATTTCCATTTGCTCTAACCATTGCTTCATATACCCCTGCCGAGATACCTTCAATGATTTGTTGGTTATTGGCTACTACTGATTTACCATTATTGAATTTACCTGCGATTTCCCCTTTATTCATAGTGAATAAACCATCTTCTAGGAATCCACCATCTTCAAATCTTGGAATAGATGGAATAGTGAATAATTGGATAGAACCACCTTTTACAATGGTTTGCCCCATAATCTTCAAGTCATTCCATGTGAACTTTAATCTAGAATTTATCCAACCAATGAACTTATTGAATAACTCAATTCCTGCATTCAACATATTTTTCATAACTTGTGGGAACGCATCTTTCATTCCTTTAAACACGTTTACCCAATATGAAACAGTAAATTTAGGTGCAACCGCAGTCTTATACCAACTTACGATTAAATCCCACATACCTTTAATTGGGTTTGTGCTTTTAAGTTTCGTAGCCAAATTGACAAATGTTTGAACAATTTTATCTTTGATTGTTCCTACTGATGTACCAATCCAAGTACCCATTGCAGAGATTCCGTTTCCAAGTAATTTAAGTGCTTGTTTACCTAAATCAATCCAGTTATATGCCATCCACACATCGAAGATTGCTTTTAACACTTTAGGAATATTAGCAATCAAAGTAGGAATTGCATTGATGATACCTTTTACAATATCCAAAATAATTCCAAATCCTGCCATAATAATCGTTGGTGCATTGTCATTGATTAAGTTTGCAAATTTACTGATAATTTCTGGTACTTTAGCAATCAACACCGGCAATGAGTTCATCACTCCTTGCACAAGGTTTTTAATAAATCCAATTCCGCTTTTAATCAAAATTGGTAGGTTTACCGTAAGCATATCTGCAAATCCATTTAGCATGTCTAGTCCTTTGGTTAGTAAATTTGGTATACCTTCTACTAAACCTTGACCAATCCATGTAATCAATCTACTTCCTGCTAGTATCATTTGTGGAATATTTACAAGCATTCCTTCATATAGCCATGTAACAATATTACCTGCTGTTTGCATTACATCTGGAGCATATAAAATAATTGAGTTCACTAGTTTATGCATGACATCTGCAAAACTTAAATTCTTCATCTTTTCAACTAGTCCATCAACTTGAGATGAGATTGATGCAAATGTTTCATCATTCCATACAGATTTAATATCTAAACCTAAATCTCCACCGACTCCACCTGCACCGCTTCCACCACTAGATTGTTGTGGAGCAGGAATGATATTAAGTTCATCAAATCCTTGTAGAGATTTCTTGTATTCTTTAGCTTTTGCTGTTGCATCACTAATTGCGGATGCGGTTTCTTTTGCTGAATTTGCACCCCAATCTTTTTCAGTCCATTTTGGCATCTCAAATCCAAAGAATGTTGCCAATCTTGAAATTAAAGATGTTAGCACTTTTACAAATGCTTGGACATATGGCATTACTTGCGTAATTATTGGTAAAAATACGCTTCCTAACGCTCTTCCTAATTGCTTGAATTGTTGTTGCAAAATACGAATAGCATTTGCAGGAGATTCTAATGTTCTTGCGAAGTCACCAATAACTCCTTGACTATTTGCTGATTGAACAATTGCCACATATCTTAACTGTGCTTTTTCAGCTTCAGTCATTGCGTTTACTTTTTTAGTAATACCATTTGCAAGAGCAATTTCTTGTAATGTTGCTTCAGTTAATGAAATACCTAATTGTCTTAAAGGTTCGATTTCACCTGCCATAGCAGAACGCATTTTAGTCAATGCTTCTTCAATAGGAATGTTATAGAATGAGGACATATCGTATGATAATTCAGTCATACCTTTAGACATTTCGTATGCTTGTTCATTCATTAAACCGAATCCTCTAGCCATAGCCATGAAAACACCTTGTCCTCTTGACCATTCGCTAGAATCTATGCCCATCTTATTTTGAACAAAATCGGCATATTCTTTAGCTTCATCAAAGTATGTACCCATTGAAACATTGAATAAGTTCATATTTTCAATGTAATCATTCATTGAAGATACTGCTTTTCCTATTACATCAATAGATTTCTTTAAAACAATTCCTAATCCTGCAAAAATTGCATTAGATTTAGTAAATATGGAATTAAACCCCTTCATATTGACCGTTGCTTTATTAATAACATTTGCATTGCCTTTTAGTTTATCCGTTAAAGATTTCATGCCACTACCTGCTTTAGCCAAATTATTTGCTAATGGCTGAACAGCAGTATTAATTCGATTCATCTTTTCGGCAAACTTATCTAATGTTGCTGTATCTAATTGTTTTATGATTTCGGGAATCTTCTTCAAGCTAGTTACAGTTGCGTTCATCCCTTTGGTGCTTACTCCACTTAACCCACTAAATGCAGTAGCAATATTATTAAGGTTTGCAATTCCACTAGATGCTGTGGATAAACCTTGTAATGCAGTAGACAACTTTTGTAGGTTTGTTGCTACTGTTTTTAAACTCCCTACACCTTTAAGTTTGGTTAGTGAATTGGCTAACTTATCAATTTCGGTTGATGCTATGCTCGAATTAGAGGTAATCTCTAACTGTAAAGTATCAATCGTTGTTGCCATCTACATCACCCTTTCTTTATCTTCGCCATCATGATGGCTTTCATCTTTTCGAATTTTTCTTTTTCTTCACGTTCTCTTCTTAATTCAGCATCATGTTGAGTAATAGGGAATGGTTCTTCTGGATATTCAAATGCTTCTTGATTCTTACCCTTGAACATATTTCCTACTGTGGCTAATACTGCGTGTTTTATATACAAACCCTGCATCCACAACTCTTCATTTTTCCTCTTAAGATTGATTTCGTGTGCTTTTTTATAAGCAATAGCGAGTTTCGGCTCTCCATCCCAATACTCGCTACCACTCATTCCATACGAAAGATATATAGGGAAATAGGTGTCAAATATTTGTACAAGTTTGGGAGATTCTATACGATCTCCCAAGTTGCGTTTTTTTCATCAGCATCTTCATCATCGCCTACTAATGTATTAACTGTTTCTACATACATTTCAGCTAATTTACCAACCAATTCACCTCTATGATTTTGAGCCAAGAAGATTTCATCAATCTTTGTTTGTTTTACTGTTGAATGATTCTTCATAAATGCTCCGTAAATCAATAAAGGAATCATTTTATTAGGCTGTGTAGCGATTAAGTCTACCGAGAAACCTCTTTCCTCGATTGCTTTTGCAGTATTTCTTGAAAACTCTGCGATATAATCTTTTTCTTTGTATGTTAATTTGATTTTTGACATTTTAAATGTTCTCCTTTTATTTATTTATTAGGCATCTTCGCCCATTACGATTTCAGTATTTGGAACGATATTGATAACTCCATTAATTACTGCATTTACACCTTCGCCACTTACTTTGTAAGTTGGTGTACCAGACCATGTGAAAGTTGAGCCATCAGAGAATTTTAATTTCCAATGAGATACTTTACCTTTCATTGCAGTTACTTTCTTCATAAGTTCTAATGTATGATTGACTGTAAATGCTAACATTTCACTTGCTTGAATACCTTCAATGTAAGTTTGCATCTTATCTGATAATGTGGTTGTTTCTAGCAACTCTGGATCGCCACCTAAATCCGGAAAATCTTTCACATCACAAAATTTAGTGTATGCACCTGTTCCTGTTTCAGAGTTGTGTAATTCTACTTGATATGTACTAATTGCCATAGTTTTTACCCCCTTTAGTTTCTAAAAATGAATCCATCTTCTCTTATGATTCCTTCATATGAAGATGTAATTTGATATATCTTTGAGTTGTAAATCTCCGGTGTTGTACTCATTGATTTACATTTCAAATTAATGCCTTGAAGCACCTCATCAATCATTGAGTAGATTTTTCGTGCTTCGGCTCTTTTGTTTTTTGCGTTGCTGAATACTTGTACTCTATAGCGAATATGAGCGTATTGATTTAGAGTTCTTGTGTCCTCTTCAATAGGCACGTTGTATACTTCATCAATTGTTGCTGTAGGAAACTTCGATGGAATATCTACGGATTCACCCATAACAGTAATTCCTTCAAATTCCTCTCTTAATTTCTTTGCTACCAATGTGAAGATTTCATTTGATTTATCAATCATCTAAACACCTCTCTTGCGACTTGAGTTACTGCATCGATTATGTCTTGCTCGGCTAACCACATTGCCATTGCAGGTGGATTACCATGAGTGATAACAAGGTTTTCCTTATCTCCACCCATATAGAACCCCCATGACTTTTGTTTACCTTTGCCTTTTCCATATTCCCCAATTCCTGCAATTTCAGCAGGAGTTTGAACAGGATATATGCCACTTCCGTTGTAGAAAACCCCTGTACCAAATTCGATAAAGCAAACAGCTTCGCCTTTGGCATAGATTGTCGCTTTATTATCAACTTGGCTGTAGGTTACTTCTACATCGTTAATTCCATCGTATAAGGCTGTTTTAAACGTAATGTCAGCACGTTCTACACCGATTTCGGCTAATCGCTTTAGTAACTCTTTTTCCTTTACTAGAACCCATTGTTTGTACTTATTGAGTTCTTTAATCGCTTTCGTTATTGATTTAGTATCGTAAGGATTGATTGTAATTTTCATACGATTTCCCCTACTGCGATTAGATATGAATTAATGCTATCCGCTACTTTTTTCACTTCATAATTGGCTTCTAAAGTAGGTTCAATACCAATCCATAAGATGTCATTCTCTTTAAGAGGACATTCACCTGTAATCGCTAGGACACGAGAATACTCGGTTAGATTTCCAAATGTTTGTGTAGCAAGTTGCCCTGTATTAGATGAGTAATTAACCTTAAGTAAAATAGGCTCACTATAAACCTTTTCTACTTCTAAAGTTTCATTACCGTATTCATCCAAGATAGGTTTTGTTTCCATGAAGGATGCATAATATAAAGGTCTTTGATTCTTTTTAAGATTCCTCATAGAACACACTCCCTGCACATGGGATAATTTGCTTCAACAATGACTCTGGAATATCTCCAACTTCATAGTTACGAGTGATGCCATTTTCGCTATGTGATGTTTGCCCTTCTGCACCTTTTTTGTTGTACAATTGGACACACATTTGTAATTGTAAGTATTCATACTTTGCCGGAACTTCCTCGCCATAATAATGCCCTAATGGGTATCTTCTATTAAGGATTGCTCCTTTAGTGATGAAAAGAAGTGCAGTCAACTCTTCATCACTAGGAACATCTGGTGACAATAATTGTTTTAATTGTTCGATTTTTAAAGTTTCAGTCATCGACTGCACCCTCTTTCAGTTCTTAAGCCTTAACGATTTTTACTGCTTTAGTTTCATCTGTTAATGCAACTACATAGTATTTACGAGAGTAGATGTCATTTTTACGGATGTTAGCCTCACGTTCTTGTTCGATTTCTACACCACGTTTGTTGAATAATGTAACTGCTTGTTTAGTACCCATGATGATTTCACCTTCAACAGCATCTTTTTTAGTGAATAAATGAACATCACCTAAAGTACCTACATATCCACGAGTTGCGAAATCAGTAACGTATTGTAATGTTTCTTTACAGTTCTTACGGATTTCAGCTACATCTAATGGACAAACGAAAGCGAATTTTTCTACACCTTCTAAATTTTCTAAATTCAATTCTGCTCCTGCATCAGCAAATGCATCGAAATCGAAAGCTGTAGCATTTACTACTTGAGTAGTTTTGTTGAACTCTGCGAAAATATCAGCATTTTGAGTGTTGAATAAATCAGCACCTGCTTTTTCCATTCCTACTGGAACTAACATAGGATCAGTCATTTCTTGTTCATCGAAATATGTGAAATGGTTTTGTGCTAATGCGATGTTATATTCAACAGGTGTCATTGATACTTCGATAGATTTTGTGTTACCTGCACCCATCGCTAATTTTTCAGTACCACCTGTTGCTGTATAACGGTTAATAATTTTCTTCATTCCTGCTGTTCCTACTAATGAGTTATCAACAGTAACGAAACGTGCTAAATCTAAATGCGAATTATATGCATCTTCAACCTCATTCGCTAAAACGAAATTTTCATAAATTTTATGTGCCATATTTAATTTCCCCCTTATTGTTCATAAATTTTCTTGTAATCATCGGGATGCTCTTGAGCGAATTTATATCTTTCTTCACGAGATAATTTTGAAAATTGTTCTCTTGTCATTTGTTTAGTTTCTCCATCCACTTTCGGCTGTGGTGTGCCTTTCATTAGGTCAATTTTCACTTTCTTCTCAAGTGCTTCTTGATGAAGTTTTTGGTTATTGAATACTGTTGCCATATCCCCATCCACAAATGCTTGTGCTGTTTTCTTGGCTAATGATTCTTCGTAACCTAAAGATAAGAATTGAGCAGTAGCATCGCCCATTGCCTTATCCTTTTTAAGTTTTTCTAGTTCTTCCTTCATTGAATTGAACAATTCATCTTGTTCTTGCTTTTGTCTTTCTTCAGCAGTTAGCAATTCTTTATGTTGCTTCTTCAATGAAGCTAATTCGCTAGAAGTCTTATCGAATACTTTCTTGTCTACAAATCCATCAAGTTCGTATTCTTCTAATGCCTGTAGTTTTTGTTCGGGTGTCATGCTTTCGTACCCTTCAATTTTCGTTACATCAATCTTCATTTTTGGTCTCCTTTGCGTTTTAATAGTTCTCTCTATGTGTTTGCGTTATTAGGGTGATTCTCTTCACCTAACAAAAAAATTGCCCACCAACTTATTTGTTGATAGGCAATCTAATGTTGCTCGAATTTTTTCTAGTATCTACATCTACGATACTTTTACATTTAGGACACTTTATACTCGCTTGTCCTGTGAGTTCCATAAGTTTTCTCCCGCATTTCGGGCATCTTACCTCAATCATTCCTTCACCTCACTAAACCAACATCGGCAATTAATGTGCGGTTTTGAAGGAACTTCATCAATAGGATATACCTTGCCACTACGTTCTTTACAAGTATGGCATACCCTATCATCTTTCTCGGTGTTCCATCTTACCTTTTTTACACCTTTATCTTTGAATGCTTGAATAACTGCTCGGTCACTTACGATGATTCCATATTGGGCAGTTTGTCTCCACCATAAGTTAAAAGCTGTCATAAATTCATCATTCGATTTACTAGACATGAGTGCTTCGTAAAGTCTAGACCTTTTACGGTCAACTTCATGCTCGTAAACATATTTAGTGGTTGCTTCAAAGCCCAATAGAATTCCTGCTAACCACTTCTTATCAAGTTTCTTTTCTTCTTCATGGGGATTGACTTCTTTATAAATCTTGTTAGCCATCTCCAAGAATGCTTCTTCGTTTATAATCGATAACTCTTTGTACAAGCCTTTTGACTTCTTAATCAAGTTGGTCTCATCAAACTTCATTATCGCTTTATATCGACTAAATATTTTCTTTATCTGCGTTTTCAACTTCGCTAAAATCTTGTCCGTTATTTTGTAGTACATCGCCTAACTCCCATTTTTCTAAATATGGTCTTGAACGTAGTGCAACATCTGTAGGATCGTTCCAAACACCGATAGTAGCAAATGCAATGCTTGGTTCAACTCCTGCTTCTAACAATAGTAATAATGTCTGTGCTTTAGTATAAATATTGTCAGTATATCTACGAGCGAATTTGATTTCAATGTTATGAAGTCTTAAGTTATAATCACCGATGTTATTTAAAATTCTTAAGATTTGTCTTAATAATTGTCTTTCACTCTTCTTGAATGTTTTCTCAATTGATTTAGCTTGAGTTTCGGCATTTTCCCATCCATCTCTTAAATGTACTGCATTACCTGTATCTGATGTAGAACCGCCACCACCATTACGATTAGGCATTCCACAAATTGTTAATACAGTTTGATATAAATTATCTACATAAGTTTGGATGTCACTTTGCTGTAAAGATGCAGTTAGATATTTAACATCAGTACCATCTGGTAACACCATCATCTTCCACTCTTGAACCTTTTTATAGGTATCTTCATCCATGTCAGCACCGAATACTGCCATAAATGCATTTACTGATTGCTCAACATCATCTAATCGATTGGATTGAACAGCATTGATTGCATCTAACAATGAAATTACAGGTTCAAATGCACCTAATCTAGCATTGTTATGTACATATTCAACTACTGGAATACCTGTGTAGATGTCTTGAGAACTTACAATTCCATGAATATCATCGATTGTATAGAATTTATCTTTTGTATATACCGAATAAACCTTCATACCACTTTCAGTAGTGATATAAGTAACTGCCATAGCAATTTCTTTATCTAAATCATTGAATCTAACAACAAATGTATAACGTGGATCTAATGTATATAGTTTGAATGGAGATTCATCGAAGTCTTTATCCCAATTTTCATTGAATAAAATCATTCGATACCCAACACCACCAATTAAGAACCATTCTGCCAATTCGCTGTCCAACTCACATTTATCACAATCCACCATGTAATCATTCAATTGATTGATTGAAGCTACGATGCGTTCATTAATTCCTCTAGCAATATACTGTACAGGTTCTCCAAAGATATGACCTTTTTTGAAACTTACGATTTCATAAGCACGATTTTCAGTAATCTTGTTATTAATCTCGGTTCTAGTTTCTTTGGTTTTACTTTGAATTTCTTGTGAACCCCTATAGTAATCATAAAGGTATGTAATATCGTTAGAGTTAGCAATATGTGCAGACATTGCTTTTTGCAAAACATCAACTACGTTACTATCATTAATAACTTTTTCATTGGTGTAGATAACATTTCTACCTTTTAATAATCTACTAATAGTAACACCCCCTTTTTGTCTCAATAAGGCATTCTAGGGATGCTCTTCTATTGATTCCATTGTACCAACATAGACTCTTATTAAATATAGTTTTTTTGCTCTTTCTTGCATTTTTTTGCTCTTTGTTAAAAAATAAAAGACTAGAGCATTTTTACTCTAGTCCTAGTGCTTTTTTAGGTGGAATACCTTTGCGTATTCTTCCATAAATTGTAGTTCGATGCAAATTAAGTTCATCACACCATTTACCGACAGTCATTCTTTTACCATCATGTTCAACATAAATGTTTGAAGTTTGGTTTGATGTTTGTTCACTAAATGGAATCCATTTACAATTTTGTGGGGAATAATCTTTATTATTATCAATTCTTTCAATTGTCAAATCATCATTGTAGCCATTATCCATCGCCCATTGTTTGAAATTAACATAATTATCCCATTCTTCACATACTCTAATTCCTTTACCACCATAATATTTATACGATTTACTCTTTGGATTATTGCATCTTTTTCGCATATCTTTCCATATGGAGTGTAATCTAGTTCCTGCATCACCATGTTTTAAATGCATATTATGAAAAGTAACACTTCTACCACATTTGCAGGATTTTGTTTTACCTCTAATTACTTGATTTGGATAAGCAACACTCTCGCCACCACATTCGCATTTACACTTCCAAAGCCATCTTTTATTTCTAAACTCAAATCCAATTACTGTTAATTTATTGAATTTTTGTCCTATCCACTTTTCATCATTAGCTTTAATATTCATCAAAAAGGTCTCCTTTGAGCAACTACGCTCTTTATACCATTATATATGAAAGATGCTAATCCTGCTAAACTATCTGGTGCATCATCATGTAGATTTTTCGTAGTAAATGAGAACGAACAAACCTCATCCATGAATTGTTGATATTCTCTGCTTCTATGTTTGCTATCAATAAAATAGAATCTCTTTATTTCGGGAGTATATTGCTCTATACGAGATAATTTACTCATGGTAGTAGGTGCTTTCTTACTTGTGATATTACACCTGTACCCTTTTTCTTTTATCATTCTATCAATATCATCTTTATATAAATCGCCACCGTTATTACCTTCAAATCTACCCATTCTACATCGATGTTGAAGTATTTTACCTACAACTCTAGGCTGTGTTATATCTTTAGTGCCTTTATCAAACACCACATCATGAATAAATAAATCTTCACCATAAATATATGCTATTGGCATACTCAAGCTATCGCCACCACCGAAGGCAACATCACAATAGAATGCAACATTGTCGGGTTCACAATCCGGCAACACACCATTGTAATAGCATAATTGGTCTACAGGGAATGCTTGACCTTCTTTATCAATTCCACGTTGCATATACAAACATGAGAAATCTACAGGATCTAAAGATTCTTCTAAATCTCTAATACGTTCATTTGTGTATCTATCCGGATGCTCATAGCAGAAATTAGATTCACGATTTTCATCCCATACAGGAATAGCAATAAATCTATATCTTGAATCATCAGCATATTTAGATTGCATTCTTCCAATTGGATCATGCGAACTCCAACGAGTTCCAAGCATAATTTGCTTAACATTATCCCCAATGGTACGAGTAGTAAGTGTGGCATTATAATCTTCAAATAATTTCCCCAATCGTTCCGGAGAACGTGCTTCTTCTTTATTTTTGACCAAGTCATCCGTAATCAAGAATTTATTGGCACGAGTTCTACCTGTAACTGAACCACCCAATGAAATTAAACCAATTGTAGGGAAGTCACCCTTTTTACGAAACGAAATAGTTTTATATTCAGCACTAACAGTAGGAGAACCATTGTCGAATATAGTATTATGGTCATATTCAAAAGTATCGGTCATGATGGCTGTAATAGAGTCATACATCATTTTAGTAAGTGCATCACTATATGAAACATACATATTTGCTGATTGAGGAAATTTACCACTAATGTACGATAATAAAAACTTAATTAAAGTGGTTTTACCAGTTCCGGGTGGCAAACTAAATCCCAAATACAATGCATCCTCATCATCAATAAATTCTTGGATTTGAGTAGCAATCTTATGTTTCCCTTCAAGGACTTTTCTTCTTGGAAGCCAAAACCTCGCTTGAGGTTCACGATTCCATTCACACGCAATCATATAATCATCAAATGAATATCTGCCACCGAATATATAGGTCTTATGTACAAGGTCATAGGCTCTTGCTGTGGTGATTTGTCTTGCATGGCTACGAATCCATTTATTTAACTCTATTTGCCTTTGTGTGTCCTCTAATTGAAGCATAAGAGAGAATAAATCTTCTAATGTTTCTTCAGTTTGTTTTAACTTTTTGATTTTCTCAATAAGCATATAAAAAAGCATCCCCTTTCTACACTCGGCATTCTAGGGATGCTCTAATTAATTTTAATCTACATATTTTTCAATAATTCTTTTGATTCTCTTTGGTAACAACCATTTGAACTTGATTAGATAATCGCATAGGACTATTAAATCACTCATTCGATTTATTGCGTTTATGTAATGGCGGTTAGATAAGTATTTTTCGCTTTCGTACATCATTTCCTTTTCCTCATTAGATAACTCAACAAATTTGACACCTTCATTTAGCATATAAACTCTTTGAGTATCATCACTACAAGTGCAATCTAATAGTTTAGGTATTTCAATATATTCTTCCATAAATTCTCTTTCTAGTGCAAAGCACTCGCACAATTTTTAAAAAATGCCTTTTTTATTTTTTAAAATTTTTTTAATTTGCATATTTGTAATATGTGCTTCTACTTATTCCCATTCTAGCACAATATTCACTAACTGTTTCATCTTTAGGCTTATCAATGACTACATCGGCTTGAGGTCTGCCAAATTTAACTCCTTGAGCCTTTGCACAAGCAATACCTTCTTTTTGCCTTTTTTTGATTTTGATTCGTTCTTGCTCTGCAATAGATGTATAAACTTCAATCAAAATATTATTGACCATGTCCTGCACCCAATCTTGCCCTTGAAAATCAACCATAGTAGTAGGTAATTCAATAATTCTTAATTTGATATTGTTTGATTTTAACCATTCCATCTCTTGTTTGGTTTCTATCTTGTTTCTGCCCAAACGGTCTAACTCTAATACAAACAATTCATCACCGCTAGAAATTTCTTGCTTCATTCTTTGAAATTCTAGTCTATCGAAATTTTTGCCACTTTCTTTATCCATGAATATTTTATCACATTTACGTTTTTTAGCTTCTTCTAATTGTCTTGCAAGATTTTGGGTTTTATCTGAAACTCTACCATAGAAGTATCTCATTCTTGCACCTTCTTACTGTGTTCAATAACGATTTCACTTTCGCTTCTTTTCCCACGAGATTTAGGTTTGATTACTAATTCGTAATCCATTTTCTCCAAAAACTCAATTACTGAATCTACAGTTAAGTTCGCTGTGCATAGTTTAGCACTAACATAACTAGCACCTTTATCTTCTTTACCCAAAAGTTCAGCCATGTGTCTTTGGGTTATACCTTTCATTTTCATGATTTCCTTAATTGCCAATGCCACTTTCATAATTACACCTTCCTCTATATTCACATTATAATCATTACATTAGCACAAGTCAACTAATTTTATTTAGTATGTCTTTTTTATTTTTTTCTCTACTGAAGGGAGTCACCCCGCCCGATAGCTTGAACCAATCCCCCCAACCCCCACCAATAACAAAAAACCCGAGGAAACACCAAACAAATATATAAAAATGTATGTAAAAGTGTACTTTTAAAGACATATAAACATATATATAAATTACTAAATTAATTTAGCAAAAGGTATTGTAATTACTAAATATATTTAGTATTATTATAGTGTACTTATTAATAGTACACGTTGGAGCAGTAGCCAACCACAAAAGAAAGGAGCGAAGCACATGGAAGTAGTACAAATATTAGTAATTGCTTTATTACTTATAACCGCTTTTATAGGTGGCTATATTACAGCTTTACAAGATAAAGCAGAACAAAAGCAACACAATGATATAAACTTTGAGTTTATCACAATAAAAAAGCCCTCTAGCATCGAATAGAACCGACTAGAGAGCAAACAAACCGAGCCATGATATAGGCTACTGCATAAGTATATCATGGTTCATATTAAAAATAAACATATAAAGGAGAGAAAAAAGACCATGTTAAAAACAAATAGCAAACAAGCAAGAGAAAACATTAAGAACTATATTATTAATCATTTTAATTATGAACCATATGAGGAAGGCGAAACAATGCCGGAAACATTCGAAGAAATTGCAAACCATATAATGGATGCGTTCCACGATCAAAAAGTTAAATGGGATAAAAGAAGGCTTTCACACTATCAACTTTTTGTTGACTGGTGTCAAGGTTTACCAAGTGAAATTGACACTTGCTACTATTACAATCGTAGTGCTGTTGAGGACTTGGGCGACATTTTAGAGGAAACCCAAGAGGAAAGAAGCAAGTACACAGAACAACAAGCCGAGGAAAGACTCACCTATTTAATTTATAGAGAACTTGTAAAGGTGGTGAAATAATATGACAAAAAAAGATGTTATTCTATCACACGAGCCTATCGCCTACGCTTCAGCCTGTGGCGGTATTGAAATATACCATATTGAAAATGGTATAAATGACTTTATTTACTTTACTTCTAACGCATGGAACGGAACACCACGCAACAAGCCACACAAGGCAAAAATAAAATACACGTTGAAAGGTTCGCCTTTCTTCATGTGCGAGGGTTACCGCATCAGCCTAGATGATTGTATAAGATGGGGGTTATAATATGAGTAGAATCGGGAACTTTGTGCTTGATGTAGTAGCACGTTATAATAAAGATGGCATCGAGTGGCAGTTTGTATATGATGTAACCAATGAAAAGGCATATAAGCATGATGTGCCAATAGTAACAACTTTCAAAAACTTTGAGAGCGTGGGCGATTTGGTGGAAGAACTCGTAAACGCTGAAAGCATCTACTATATAAATAAGCATTATATACAAGCGATAGAAAATGAAATCTTTGAGGGTGTATATCCTAAAGATAAAGCGTATAATGTATTATATGAATGTTACTTGAATAAATAGAGAGGTGCAAAAAATGAAATCTATAATTTTATTACTATTGTATATCGTTTTCTTTCCAGTAATCGTTATACTGTGGCTAGTTAAAAATGTAAAATAAGAAGCTGAAAGGCTTCTTTTTTTATACCTGTAATACCATTATAATATAAAGCTTATTTTAAGCGTTTTAAGAGCCTTATATACAACCGAATACAAATATACATGCTATACATATAACGAGCCATAGAGAGCCTAAAAATGCTATAAAAAGCATATAATAAACCTGTGTTATATAACCGTACTATTTTATATATAAATGGTATTATATACCCTTTAATGCAGTATCATACATTTTTAGTGTAAAAATAGTGTAATTTTAGTGTGTAAAAAAGAGCAACCACAGGATCATATGTCCAATAGTCGCTCAATAGTCGATGGATAGTCGATAGTCGCTAGTCGCTTGGTAGTTGCTTGTATTTCTCTGCAATAGTCGCTTGGTCTTGATAGTCGCTCATAGGATTGTTTGGAGTGATAACGTGTTCTTGCTTATCTGCCATATCATAGAAGTTCTTGGCTCTAAACATATAAACAACAGGCTGTATCTTGCTCTGTAAGGCTAATTCGCCATCACAAGAGGCACAAAATTCCGTTGCTTTTTTAAGAATTTTCGCAGTTTCTGAAGTGAATCCACTCCTTCTTCCACTTATGATGTCACTTAACCATGCTTTCTCATAACCCATAGCTAAACACATCTTCTCAAATGTAATCAATTGACCAGTATCTGCACATCTCATAAAGTACCATGCTAGTCTATCACATAACTCATTGTCATTCGTAACAGGCGGTTGTTTATAAAACTCTATCATGTTTCTAATAGTATTAGCATATAGTTCATTACCTGTCATAGTCATTCTATATTGTTGATTAGGTAGATATTGAGATTGTCCTACTGTAGGTGCTTGTATTTCGCCTCTCTCTACTTTCTCTAATAGTCGTTCATATTCTTTAGCCTTTGCTTCTCTTTTCGGCTTGGTCTTTTTTACATTGGCTAATCTTCTTTTATCGTTAGCCGATAGTTCTTTATCTTGTATTTCTTCGGCTTTCTTCGTTGCCATTGTTAATCACCTCTTTACTTCTTCTATATATTTTTTAGAACCACTATGCTTCTTTTCTTGTACAGGTATTGTTATAGCAATATATCCACATTTCGAGAATTTATTGCCATCCCATTCATTAATCATATCCTTGAATACATAGGTAGTGACCACTTCTTTTGGTTTTGGTATCTTGTACATTTTACTTACCTCTAGTCGATTTCATCATAGAATCCTAATTCCTTTGTTTCAGTAAATGTTAGCTTCTTGCCATCTTTGTATAGGTAGAAATAACAACTTCCTCTTTCGATGCATATTCTCCATTGGTCTCTATACCAAAATAACATCACATCTATGTCATTGGTTTCATATGTCTCTTCTAGTCGATGGGTATATCTGTATATTTCTATTCTATACATCTTTATCCTCTTTCGGCTTTCTGCCTACTCCTTCTTTATTCGGCTTCATGCCCATTGATTCTAATAACTTGTTGTACGATCCAAATTCTTTATCTATCCAATATCGCTTAACGATAGTTGTAAATTCCTCGATAGTTGGCACTCTCTTTAAGTCTTTTGCCATCCTCTCCAGTTGATACTGTATGTATGCTTTTGGTTGCATTTGTACATCTCTCCTTACATTAATTATACCATTTTTAGCCTTAAAATAGTTGGTTTTTTTGCTCTTTGTAGGCTATTATACTTCCCGCATTTTGCTTTGTAACTTACTTATTTTAGCATTCGCTGTTTGGATATAAACATCATCTTTTTCACGTTGAATTACTCGCCCTAATTTGCCACTATGCTCGATAATTTTTTCAATCTTTTCCATAACATCGTTGATAGTCGCATCATTGCATCCTCTTAACTTTAGTATTCTTTTGATGTAGCCTTGATTGCCTTGTACAATGCCAATATGCTCACCATACATCCTATTTAGAATTTTCTCACTTACTGCCATTACTCATCATCCTCTACTTTTACTATCATATACTTGTCAACTCGTTTTGCCCTATTATGTATATGTTTGTTCAACATTACATAAAAAGTGCTTTGCGTAACCTCTAAATAGTCGCAACACTCATGCATATTGCCTACAAAAAGCAACTCATCATACCTGTTGTATATTGCATAAATGTTCTTTAATGGTCGAAATCCTTGACTCATATCAATTCCTCTACCAGTTGTTCGCTAATACCCTTTTCTCTTACTCTTGCATCTGCATATGATTGCAAATATCCACATAACTCAATAATTTCATCTAAAGTTGATGTTTCGCATAGTGCAAGTGCTAGTTTCATTACTTTATCTTTCATAACCAAAGAATTTCTCTATCATTTCTTCATATAACTCTGAACAACTTTTGCATAGATGTTTACCATGCTTTACAGTCCATCCTTCTGCCTTCTCAAACTTATTCCATCTTGTATATCCGCCATCTGCTTCCCCTTCTCCTGTACACTTACAAAATATAGTCGCTCCACAACGGTCACAAGTCATTACCTTTCCATTTACACTACTCATATTTACTCACTCACCATTACACACTTTGAACTATGAACTAAATACGTTTTGCCATCAGTAGCTGTTACTTGGATTTGATCTCCATCTTCATAATCCATCCAAGACTTAACCTCAACCTCAATAACTTGTCCATCAGTAACTTCAATGTACGCTTTATCAAAATGCCATGTTGAGTCTAACATTTGATAATTGCATCCACATAACATAGTTGCTAATAATAATAAAACTAATAATTTTTTCATATATTTTCTCCTTTATCTTTCATTTATCCACCTCATACACTCTTGTTCCATTGCTTCTTAAACCCTTTTTAGTTTTATGAATCAAACTTCTAAAAGTCGCTAGGTTATAACCCATGTATCTGCAACACTCAATAACATTACCCACAAATACTAATTCATCACGTTTATTGTAGATAGCATAGTCGCAATTCTTTGCCATTACTCTACCCGCTTTCTAAAAAAACGGTTTTCTTCAAACAATGTACTAGTAGTTCCATTCATATTTATGTAGTAATAATGATGTACAAAGTGTCTATACCTTTCATCAACCTCAACTTTTGTTATTTTAAGAAAACACTTTCTTTCGCTATCCCAAATCCGCATTCCTTCTTTTAGTTCTTCAAACGATAATGGTGGATTATCAAAGTGTTCGTTGATTAGTTGTCTTAAAATAGCAATTTCTTTTTGTAAGTGATTGCAAGTAATAAAAGGCATAGTTTCATAATCTTCAACATAGGTTGTTTCTTCTTCTATGTAATCTAATGCTTTTAAATATTCTTCTTTAGTCAAATTCGACACATTCAACAACTCCTTCCTGTTTAGGCAATTTACTTTGCAATTTTCTCACCTTATTAATTAGCAACGTAACATCCATTCCCAATTCTTCTTCCAATGGATTCAAACTTGAGATAATCAAATCACATTCACTTCAAATAAATGTGTAGCATCCTTTGTCAACTCTTCAAAGTTTTCCATTAACTTGTTTCTCATTTTTGTAAATTCCATAATCTTAATTACCTTTTCCTCTCATTTGTTTTTTCATTTGTTCTTTGAAATAGAATAAATTAGCTATTTGGTGAGCATCATCTATCTCTTCTTCCTCTATGAATGCCCACTTTTTCCAACATCCTGCATAATCATCGCAACAATCTTCGCAATTTAGGTCTACATCAAATTGGGATAGTGGACATCCACCTGTTAAATCTTCTATTAACCCACAAACCTTATCTAGTGCATTTTCTAACTTTTTAATTTGCTTTGCCTGTGCTTCTAACTTCTCGCACTTATCGACACCTTCTTGGTCTAGTATTTCAATGATGCGTTCTAATTCTTTAATTTTCTCAATCATTACATTCCCTCACATAGTTCCAATACCTGTTGATGCTCCATAATGTAACTTGACCAAATCGACTCTTTATTTCATCAACTTCTTTTTTAATATTATCTAGTTGTTCATGAGTTATCTTACCTTTGTAACCCAATCTATTTTTGATTTCTTGATATGCAGAAGAAGATATATTTAACTCTAGTGAGTTATCTATGCTATTCAATTCACTTAATCGCTTATTGATGCATCCACAACTTTTAACACTACCTCTAATCAAAAACTCGCTAGACACATTTTTCGTGCCACCACAATCGCACTTGCAATGCCATACGATTTGATTACGTTCATTCTTACCTACATTTTCAATAGCCACTAAATAACCAAATCGTTGACCTGTTAAGTCTTTGATTTTACTCATTAATAACCACCACGCAATCTCTCATAGTTAATTGCGTTCTTATCTTTGTATGCATTGTAGATTTCATCCCACTCGAAGCCTAACTTAACTCCTAAACCAAACAAGTAGCTTAAATTTCCTTCAAATTGGATGATGTTTTTAAGTAACTTATGTACAGGTAATTCAGCCAACAATGTAATCTCATGTGAGTTGTAATTATAAACATCTGGACTTAAAGATAAGTCATTGCTAAATTCCAAACCATTGTCATTTGTTAAACTCAAAGCGAAGTGTAAGCAATCTACATATTCCACTAATGCTTTTTCTCTATTATCTACTGCACTTGATTTCCAATGTTTGAAGCGAGTAGGTAGTTCGTTTAATAACTCACCTAACTCAACAAACAATGCTACCTGCATATTTTCTTTTGGATATTGCTTAATACCTTTTTCACGAAAGATGTTATTGTCTAACACCTTTTGCATTTCAAGTAATTCTTTTAATTGATTTATCATTTTAGTTCCTCTCTAAAAATAACTATCGCACTTGGGAATGGTGCAGGATTCTTGCCATCATTGAATTTTAATCGACCTTTAAGGAATCGAATTTCACCCTTCATGCAATAATCGTGCCACCATTTAGTATCAGTTCTCGAAGGAAGCAAACATACTACTGTTGTCCCCCCCGATTGCTGATTCATAGGCTTTTTGAACCCATTTCCCAATTTGCCTTCCATAAGGTGGATTCATATAACACATACCTTTCCACTCTTGTTTTAAACCATCTTGTTCTTCATTGAAATAACGCTCACATTTATGGTTATATTCATTAGCACATACATCTAATTCAAAGTGAAATTCCTCATTCAATTCATCGAATAACCATTGAGGTGTACCCCATTCACAAGTATTAGATGTAAACATTCCACTTGTAATCATTTAATGCCTTAAACTCCTAATCTTTACTTCTTAAGTTTTGGCATCGTTTCATAACTAAATCTCTTTTAAAATCTAACTAAATTTTTGTTTCCCCTTTTGAAATCAACCTGTCCAAATACCATTTAGCTTTAAGTAAATCTTCAGTATAAGTTCCTTTGTATTTGGCTCTTGTAACATACTTGATTACATTGCCTGTATTGAAATCCATATTATGAGATTCGATATACTCAATTGCTTCAATGCCTTGATTGTAATGAGCAGGATGATTTACAGCTTCTCCTTTACACACAATTTTATCTAATGTTAAATCTGCCATTATTCCACCACTCCCATAATCAATGGTCTAGCCATCGGCAATTCATCTGCTTGTTTGCAGAATGCTCTCCACCAAAAATTGCGATGTGTTTTTCTTTGGTGATACATATTACGAATGCATCTGTAATTAGTAGTCATACGAGCAGTTAATGTAAAACCACTTGGAATGTTATCTAATACTTCTTGGAAATCTTCTAATGATTTTGTTTGATTGTATTTATCAATTTTTTCATTCAACACATCAATACATCTTTGGTCTACTTGTTCACTACACATCCCTTTGATGTTCATTTGAGTAATTCGATGCATCGTAGATTGGCTTGATACAAAATTTAAGAATGTATATCTTTCAGCTTCAACCCACATTTTATTAGTAAGAGTTAAATCAAATGATACCAAGATACCTGTTAGGAATTGATCGTGTCCACCACCTTTAGAATTTGCTAACTTAATTGCTCTTTTTACATGGGGATTTTCTCTGCCTAATTTAATATCTTCTGCAACCTTATCAACTTCTCGTTGCCATTCTTCTCCTTGTGGTATTTCTACCATCATAGGATAGCCACTTGCATAGATAGATTCAGCTAATTCATAAACTCTAATATTACTTAATGGTTTCATTTACTCACCTCTGTCGAAGTGTTCGCTTAACTTTCCATTCTTCATGCGAACATATTTGGTAATTTTGTTGTCATAATTAACCACGAATCCTTCAACTTTTCGATTAACACGAGCAATATATAATTCGTACAATTCATCTAAAGTTTCTTTATCCGGCATCTTACTTGGTGTTGCAACTAATGGAACAACACCGATACACTCTGGAATACTTAAATCTTCAAATGGATATTCAAATAACCCATGATAGTAATAGATGTTATACAAAGTGAAATCATCATCAATATTTGCTTTCCCAAACATATAGAATCTCTTATCAAATTCTTCGCTTGGGTATTTCAACTTACCCATACCTAACCATTCACCACATACAACCGAATTATTTCTAATTTTATCCAATGATTCTTTATTATCAGTTAGCCATTGGTATAAGCCTTTGTATAACAAGCCTTTGTTTTCTTCAATCTCATCAATGGTTAAAATAGTTTTTCTTTGAGCGATATGTAATACATCATCTTTCTTAAAGATACATAAGTTGCTACCATCTAATTTTTCAGTAATTTCAATATGTAATGGTGAACAACTAACACGTTTTGTCTTTGGATAAATCTCTTTTTTAATCATTACTCATTACCTCTATAGTTTTCTAAAACAATGTATTCTTCCTCACCCATCGCAAATATATTCTTGCCATCGCTAAAAATTGGAAATAAATCTAAAAATAACCCTAGACATTTAACAACTTGTCCAATTTTAAATTCGTGTTTACAATGTCTTGCAGTAACTTTCACATATTCGCCTTCTTTAGCTGTCCTTTTAACCTCAACAACTTTTTCAGCTTCTTTTGCTTTTTCAAGTAATCTATCCATAACTACTGAAACACCAATTTCAAAATCGAATGTATCACTTGGATGGCATTTAGCCATTGTCTTTTTAACTACCTTGCCATTTTCTTTTAATACTCCGTAAACATTTTTGACGCCATCAGTTGTGATATGGATCTCTTTTTGATTAGCATTTTTCTCTTGAAGTGGTTTCAAATTTTCTTCAAAGTATGAACCAATATCACACCATCCTAAAGGATGATTACCTTTAATCACATCAAATGCAATTCGGCTTTTACCTACTCTATTGATTTGAATAACAATTTCTTCTCTATTAATAGGTAATCTACCAACATACTTTTGACCAACTTTATATTTATTCATTTGTTTTTCCTCTCTATGCATTTTTAATAACTGCTCTTTTTAAAATCTCACCAATTGTCATTGATACATCACCAATCCCTTTGAAATATCCATTTGCCTTTAACTTTGTATACTGGATAAAGAAATCAAATGTCATATCATCACATACATTAGCCTTTAGTAAATCGTACTCAAATTGCGTTAGAACGATTTCTTCTTCGGTTAATAGATATTCCTTCAATCTATCATGACAATCCTTACAATCGGTGTTTTCGCACCCTACTGTGTTTTTGCATGGAATCAATTCTCTAATTACACTACATGGTAATGAGCGAATAATTAAATCTATGTTTTTCTCAAATTTTTTCATTAAATAACTCTCTTTTCTACATGAACACAATTGTCTCTTCTTCTAATAAGTAATCCGTTATAGCCAAACTCTCGAATCAATCTCTCTCTAAAACAAGAAGCATTTTCTCCTTCTTCCATTTCAAATAAGATTGAGTAATGGTCACTATCGATAAAGTTATCCACAATATCCACATACTTATCGTATTTATTCACATGACTCACCATTTTTTCATCACCATCACTTCATTATCACTTATCTTATGAAAATTGAATTTTGGATAAATATTTCCAAATGTTTTAAGCACACTAGCCGAAAAAGATTTGACTCCATCGACTTTAATTAGAATTTCTTTTTTATTCGAATGAGCGAAGTGGAAAATCTCCGCATATTGCTTTTCAAACTTCCCACTTTTGCCTTCTAAAATACATCCTTTGCCACCATGATAATTTTCAATTGGACATGGTGCATCATACGTTACTTTCATAATTCACCTACTTAACACTTAATTCATCAAACTTTAACTGCATAGCAATTGTTTTGTTATAGATGTCCACATTTTCAATACAATCAAACTCAACATTTTTGCCATTGATGGTAATAACTGTTCCTTCATTTCCTTGCATAAAAACTTTAACCTTATCATCTTTAGGAACTTCAATTGATGGTGCAGATGCTAATTTCTTGTTAAGTTCAGCAAGTTGCACATCCCTTCTAATGATTTCTTGCTTTAATTCAAGAATTTCATCATCCTTGCTAACTTGTTCACCAAATTGATCCACATTAGGATTGAACATATCACCCATCGAAACATTAAATGCATCGCAGATAGCAGTCATTGTCTTTAGAGTTGGATTGCTTTCTCCAATAAGAATTAGTCTCAAACCTGTTTGTGAAAGTCCAACTTTATCTGCTAACGTATATTGATTTAATTTATGCTTAATCATTAAGTTTTTAACATTTCTTACAAATACATCTTGGCAATTTACTACTTCACTCATATTCAATCCTTCTTTCTAAAATGGAAGCATATCGCTATCAATATCAACTACTTGTCTTGCGTGTTCTTGCAATGTAGCCATATCTACTTTCTCTTCACTTGCAGATTCTTTTTTATCTAAAAACTCGATACGATCCGCAATAACTTCCGTTACATAAACTTTTTGCCCTGCTTCATTGTCATATTTACGAGTATTAATTCGACCTTGCACAGCGATTTGTGAGCCTTTAGAAAGGTATTTATCCATTAGGTCGGCTGTTTGGTTATAAGCCACGCAAGGGATGAAATCTGCTCCTTCCTTTGCTCTATTTACTGCTAGTGTGAAACCTACTACACTAGTTCCATTTGTAGTCTTTTTTAAAACTACATCTTTAGTTAATCTTCCAATTAAATTTACGATATTCATTATTTATCTCTCCTTTATGTCCGTTTCTATATCTTTTAAGGTCAAGTCAAAGTACAAGCCTTTAATCTTGTCCATTTCAGTTTGATTATTTGCCATTTTAAACATCAAATATCTCTTCATTAATTCTTCTAAATGAGAATCCTTTGTGGTTTCTTGTTCTTGTTTAGTCCACTCTGGAACAATCTCTTTAGATTTAGGTTTAACTTTCAATTCGTAGAACGAATTCCAAGTACCTTCTATTGATTGCTCAACAATAGCAATCTTTGTATCATCATCAGTTGCTAAAGAAGATAGAGTGCGTAAGTTCAGCTTTAATGCCCTTGTTGTATAGCCTTTTTTCTTTTTACGCATTTCCACAAAATCTTTAAGAGCAGAAGCGAGTAAGGGATTAGAGGTATAATCATCAATCAATGAAACGAATGTTTCTTTTTTCTTTTTCTCTACCTCTTTCTCTTCCTCTATATCTATATCTATAATCTCTTTATCTTTCTCTTTATCTATCTCTAGGTAACTGTTTGGTAACAGTTCGGTAACATTGTTACCATTTAGTTTTTCCAACGCTCTTTTCTTACGCATTAGAATTGCTTTATCAGTTTCGCTACCTACCATTTCATTCAATTGAGTTAGATAAATCTCTCCATTTTCTAGGATTTGAATTAAACCAATTTTTTTAAATAACTCCATTGCAACTACTACAGTATCAACATCAGTCTTTGTCATTTGGGCTAGTTTTGGGGCATCGTAGGGAACAAGAACATCTCCCACCACCCGAATCAAAACACCATTACTTCTCAATGACTTAAGACAAAGTTTGATATAGAATAGGGAATATTTTTCTCCATTAGGTTGTTCTTCAATCCAATCGATGGTATCATCCTCAAACCAATCTTCTTTTATCTTTAACCAATAAAATTTTTTATTATCTCCCATCAAATAATCTCCAATTCTTCCAAATCCATTTTTACGTTATCTACTCGACCTAATGCTTTCATCGTTTGTGAATGCTTCCAAAGTAGATTTAAAGCACGTTTCTTGGAGTCTTTAATGGATGCAAAAATTTCATCTTTATCGCTAGTTAATTTATAGCCTTTTCTGCCATGCACAATAAATGTATCTACCTCATGTCTCCAGTACAGTTTGTTGTAATCCTCTACAAACTTTCTCCACACCCTTTCATGAAGATTGATGCCATCATTTAATGCTCTAGCGATAACTTCTTTTTTGGTAGTCCATTCACTACCTAAATATTTTTCCATCGCTACACCTCACTATCTCAATTTCTACTCTAGGAGTATCGCTGTAGTATTTTTGAACAATTAACGATACTACCTGTTTATCATCATCGAATGCCCTGCCATTCAAAGAATCTAAAATTGCTTTTGCAATATTATCTAAATCCGGTTTGGTTGTAGGTCTTATGTCTCCATTTAGCATCAACGCTTTTTTCTTCTTCGATGTACTTTTAGGAATAGAACAATAAACCATCAACGATACTGCAAGTTCACCTTCTAGCTTTTCCTTTTCTTCGCACATATCGAATGAAATTTTGACTAGATTCTCATAATTAACAGTTTTTTCCGGAGTGTAACTTTTAACAAAACTACCTTGTCTAGTAAATCTAGGTCTACCTTTAGCTACAGGATTTCCGTATACTGTAAACCTCATTCTTCACCACCACCCTTGATATAGTTTTTCTTGAAGATTTCCATAAATTTTTCATGTCCATGATGCTCTTCAAAAATCTTTTGTGCATATGCTTGTAAATCAGTTTTCATTCTTGTATTAAAGTGAACTGAATTATCACTCATGTTGTGGTGATAAGGACATAAATAAACTACTAAACCATATTCATGGCTGTGAGGTCTATTTGCACCCCCAAATACATGATGCATATGGATTCCATGCGACATATATTTCCCGCATATAAAGCATCTTTTTTTATCATCCTGTAAGATGCTTGATGGTTTTTTATTGTAGTTGTAACTCATTATTGCACCTCACTTTCATGTATAACTATTAACAATGAAATAATCATGAATAGCATCGCAACGATCCGAAACATCAATTCCACATATTCTTTAAAATGAACTGACATTAGCCATATCACGAATCCAACCAATGCTAATGCCACACTAACCTTGACCGAACTCTTCATACTTCACCGCCTCTAGTTTTTTCTTTACAGCGTTCATCTTCGCTTCGATTGAGTCATAAGCGATTTTGAAGCGTTTTAGGTCACTTTCTAACTTCGCTAATGCCAATCTCTTCTCTTTAACAAAGTTACTTGCTAACGCTTGGAAATAACTCATAGCAGGTGCTTTACCTTCATGTGTTTGCTCCCAACCATCACGTTGCTTGTACACCTGTAGGCTTTCCTCATTTTCAAGTTCTGCCTTGTTGATGTAGTAGGCTTCATGTAGCCTTGCAATCATTTCCCCAATCAAATACATTTGATTAGCAAGATTTTCGATATTCAAAGCATATTGGTATGGTGTGAATGCATCTACATCGTATTTAGCAATCAAAATGGTTAATTGTTCTTTAACCTGCTCGTTGCTCCAATTCTTTATATCGAATGGATTGAACAAATATAACTTTTCGTTCATGATTTGCTCCTTTCATGTCTGTCTCTTATTCTTATATTGTTTCTTTTTAATACATTAGTTATCGCTAATTGCTTATATCCTGTTTCTTTAACTAATCGAAAGATACTCTTCCCTAGTAGATATTGCTCAATTATTTCTGCCTCTTGATGTGGTTTTATTTTCCTGTGTCTTACATAACAATTGCTATGTAGCATATTTTCATTATTTGTAACCCACTCCAAATTTTCGACATTGTTATTAGATGGATTTTCATCTATATGGTTTACATAAGGTTTGTTTTGTGGATTTTCAATAAATGCAATAGCCACTAGTCTATGTACTAATTGATAATTGACTTTGCCATTTTTAGATAATCCTACACCGAAATATCCACCCCTTCTTTTTCTAGGCTTTAGATTTTCCCCATTCTTAAAGGCTTTATAACTACGCACATTCCCTTTGTTGCTTACTTGATATATTCCTTCGTACCCACTAATGTCTTTCCATATCTCTTTCATATCTATCTAGTACCTCTAATAATTCTTCCTTTGATTTTGGTTTAATCTCGATTAACCTTCCAATATCCTTCTTTGGAAGCCAAATTACATAGTATTTTTCAAAATCTTCTCCATAAGCCATCGCATAAAAACCTAATTGATAAGCTAAACTCTCATGGTCTAATTTGGCTGTTGTCTTAATATCTACTAGAGAACGCATACCTTGAATGTTGGCAATCATATCAAGCCTTCCTGCGAATTTATCTTCAAAGTGAACCATCACTTCTTGTTCTTGTACTTCGATTTGGTATTCATCCTTTAACAACAAATACTGCTCGAAGGTGATTTCTTGCATCGGTGTTAGACTGAAGGGTAACTGATTTTCATAGCACTCAATAGCATCATGAATTGCTGTTCCCCATCCTGCTTTCGCTTTTAGGATTGCTGATGGTATGCATGAGTATTTATTAGGAAAGATGAATTGTAGTAACTCACTAACACTTGGAACTAAACAACCATCGTAAAGATATTGATGAGTTTCATCTATGTACTCTAATCTTTCCATGTGATTGACACACTCGCTTTCACAGAAGAAGTTTTAACGAATGAATCGTATAACCCTTGTTCCTTCAATGCTTGTGTATCAACCGTAGAACGTACCGTAGGTGCTTTGTAAGTGATTCTTACATTGTCGCTTTCGTATGACTTGACTCCGTTCTCTTCCATTGCCTTTAGCATCGCTTCTTTGATTTGTTTCTCCAACATATCCATTTTTGCTTTTTCAACTTGGAATGCTCTTAATGTATCTTCAACTTCTTGTGCTAATACAATTGATCCATTTTCAACTTTAACTAATTCCATAATTAACCCTTCCTAACCTTTAAGAAATTTGCCAATTGAGATAATGCGACATTCTTTTAAATCACCTTCCATAGCATGATTCATTTCGAACATATCTCTAATTTCTTTGCGAGTAATATCAACATCACACCCAAATGAATCTTCATAAACCTCGCCATTACATTTATAAGTAACTACTGCTTTATATTGATAACCAAACATACTATTTACCCCTTCCTTGCTTTAATCATTTTTGATGCTTCTTCTACTGTAAGTTCATCAATGTTCTTCTTTAGATTCCCTAGCATCTTGGCTAACTCTTCAGGCTTGTACAATTTCACGATCATTTCGATTTGATTCTTTGTAGCTACTGTGCCACCTTGACTCTTTTCTTCTTCTGGTAGATCCTCACCTGCGTAGATGTATAAACCTAAACCATGTCTAGCTACTGCTTTAGTAAGACTTCTTTGGATTGTCTTATTCACATCAAATGATGTGACTTTTTCTAGTGGGATAGAATTGTTTCTAAAGTCCATTACAGGTAATTGCTCAATGTGTTCTAATCCCTCAATTGATACTCCTGTTTTAACCCAACAAGTTCTTCCATCCGTAAAGTAATTAACCGCCCCATACTCGGTTTCTCTTTCGTAGATTGTGTATGTAGCACTTGGGAATAACTTCTTAACTTCTGCCCAAGCATATGCCCATGATAAGTAAGACAAACCGTTTTTCTTTTCGATTTTGTCATTTACGTTGATTGCATTTAATTGATTAAAAATTGATTTATTTTCACTCATTGCTCTTCACCCACTTTCTTTTCATCAAATTCCTTCTTAACTAACCGAACGATTCTAATAATAAATTCCGTTTCAATACCTAATTGGTACAAATAATCACAATCTTGTTTTTCGATTGCGAAACACCATTCATCAATGTTTGTAACTAGTTCAAAACTATAGTTTTCAATTCTATAATCGTTAATGTAAGCCTTAATTAACTCTGATTGAAGTAACGCAACTTCCTTGTTGACTGCTTCAAATTTGCATCTAAAGGCTTCATTCATTCCTTCGCTTACATTTAATTTTCTTTTCAACTCTCTATAATCAATTACTAAATCGGTATAAGCATCTAAATCCATACATACTGTGTTCTTTTCCATTTACTCTTCCTCTTCTTCCTCTTCATCTTCATCCACTTCTTCAAAATCTTCTTCATGGCAATGTGGACAAGCCATGTA